GGCGGGATGGGGTCACCGACCAACCCGCCACAGCGGCCTAACCAGCCGAACACACCACAGAGGAGTAAAAATGCCAAGAGCCCCCACGCCTGCGAACGACAATAGACCCGCCGAATTCGACGCTCACCTCGCCGCCGCATATCCACGACTTCTTGCCAGAGCGAAGCGGTTCTCATCCGATCCTGGCGCCCTTGCCGGCCAGGCAGTTGTCGTGGCGCTTCATCGCTGGCGCACGTTCCGGCAGACGCCAGGCAACCCGTATGCCGGTTTTTACACCTGGCTCTGTTGGTGCATGAAAGGCGCTGCGGCCGACTATAAGGAAATGACCGGTCGGCGCATCGTGATGGTCTCGGCCGATGCGGTCGATAATCCGCCTGAGATTCAGATAAGCGGGGCGCAGGAAGCCAGTTCCGATCTTTCAACGCTTCTCGGCGCCCTGACGCGGCGCGAGCGCGACGTGATCCTGCGTCGTGCCGGTGGTGAGACGCTTCAGGAAATATCCGGCGATTGGGGCATCACGCGAGAGCGAGTCCGGCAGATCGAGAGTGAAGCGCGGGCCAAAGTCATGGCCCTGGCGGCCAATGACAACGTGGCGCGGGCGGCTTAGGGATGGGTGGCACTCTTTTTCCCGCCAACGACAATGACGTTGAACCGTGGAACTTTTGGCACGGGTTGGAAATATCGAAGCTTCCGAAAACGTCCGGAGACGCCCGAGATCGTGGAATAGCGTTCTTCTACACTGGCGAGCCTTGTCTTCACGGGCATGACGCGCCTCGGTATTCTAAGGGCGGTCGCTGCTGTGCATGCACCAATCTCTCCTCCGCTCGCCATGCCGGCCGTGGTTACGGCCAAGGTCGGGGCGCTGCGCGGGCTAATCTAATGCGATCCATTGCAGCGATGTCGATGGCGCGAATCTACACTCCACTACGCCCATGCATCCATGGGCACTGGGAGCGGTTTGTCTCGTCGAACAATTGCGTTGAGTGCGATAGGCTGGCGCGCGAGCGCAGGAAAGAGCGCGCCAAAGAACTTCGCTTAGTTCGTGAATATGGGATCACGTCCGAAGGGCGCGATAGCCTCGCTGCGTCTCAGGGAAATCGATGCGCCATTTGCGAAGAGCCGTTCAATGATCTTCGTTCAATGCATGTGGACCACTGCCACGATACTGGGAAGGTTCGCGGCATTCTGTGTTCACTGTGCAACCAAGCTATTGGGCTCTTGAAGGAGAACGCGTCGGTCATTCGCAAAGCGGCCGACTACGTGCAAGAGCACTCTTCCAAGAAGGCTGCATGATGTTCCGACCGCGCTACTACCAAGACGAGGCCGTGGACTCCCTCTTCGCCTATTGGGAGCAAGAACCCGGCCACGCGCTAATCGACATGGCAACCGGCACGGGCAAATCGGGGACCGCTGGCATGGTGGATCAGCGGCTTGTGACAGGCTGGCCTGACCTGCGCATTCTCAACTGCACCCACGTCGAGGAACTGGTTGCCGGCAACTACCAGGAACTGTTGGGCATCTGGCCGTTTGCACCAGCTGGTATTTTCGCTGCGTCCCTCGGCCGACGTGACCGCAATGCTCAAATCCTGTTTGGGCAGGTGCAGACCATCTGGAACAAGGCGTCCGAAATCGGCTGGGTCGATGTGCTCAAGATTGATGAGGTGCACCTGGTCCCAAACGACGCGAACACGATGTATCGCGTCCTGATCAATGACCTGCTTGCCATCAATCCCGACATGAAAATCGTCGGGTTTTCGGCAACGCTATATCGGCTCGATAGCGGACGACTGGACGAAGGCGACGACCGTCTCTTCGACAAGGTCGTCTATGAGTACGGCATTCGGCGCGGCATCGACGACGGCTATCTGACGCCGATCACATCCAAGCGCGTCGAGACGATGATCGATATTTCCGGGGTCCGCACGACCAAGGGAGATTATGCTCCCGGCGCGCTAGCTGCCGCCGTCAAGGCGCAAGACAAGTATGGCCGTATCGTTGAGGAGGTGTTTGATACAGAGGGGCATCGCAAGTCGGCACTGTTCTTCTGCCCTGGCATCGAAAACGCTCACACCATGGCCGAACTGGTCCGGGCGGCTGGGCGCACTTGTGAGGTAATTTCCGGCAAGACTCCAAAGAATGAGCGGCGTCGTCTGATCGAAGCGTTCAAGCGCGGTGATATTTGGGCGCTCAGCAACGACAACGTTCTCTCGACCGGCACGAATCTGCCGCGCGCAGACCTATTGGTGGATACCTACAAGACCAAGTCCGCCAACCGGTACGCGCAGCGGGCAGGGCGCTTGACGCGGGTGATCTACCCGCCGGGGTTTGATCCTGAAAGGACCGACGCGGCCGGCCGCCGAGACGCAATCGCCAACGGCCCCAAGCCCGACGCGCGCTATATGGACTTTGTCGGTAATATCTATGAGCACGGCCCAGTCGATCAGATCGAGCCGAAGCGTCCCGGCAAGGGTGGCGGGGAGGCGCCCGTGAAATTGTGTCCACAGTGCGAGGAAATCCTGCATGCTTCCGTCCGAGTTTGCACCTGCTGTGGGCACCAGTTTGAGTTTGATACCGCCCCAAAAGTTCTGGCAACAGCCTCCGACGCTCCAATCCTGTCCACCGAGGAGCCAATCTGGCGGCAGGTGACCGGACGGAAATTCCAGCGGCACGAAAAAGTCGGTGGGCTGCCATCAGTAAGGGTGGACTACAGCCTGGGTCTGGAAATTCAGAAGGATTGGATTTGCCCGGGCCACACCGGCTACCCGAAACAGCGCGCCGATCGATATTGGATCAACCATGGCGGGCAACGGCCGTTCCCGAAAAATCCTGATGAGTTCCTTGCCCGAGCAGGCGAGCTCGCCATAACAACAGAGGTGCGGCTTAAGAAAAACGGTCGTTACTGGAACGTTGATGCCTGGAAGGCCGGCTCGGCACCGGCCAATGACAATGTGCCGGTGCCTGCGAATGATAATGCGGAGCGCAAGCGGCTGCGGGCGATGATGGACGATATTCCGTTCTAATGCGCCACTACTGAGGCGCACCAACCGGCCCTGCGGGGCATCACCACAAGAGGAGACTGCTTATGAAAACCACCGATATGACCGTATCTGCGATCCAACAGCGAGTTGATTGCCTGCCCGCGCGCATGACCGCGAAAGGCATCGCAAAGCCCGTCGTCAACTTTTGCGTCAACGCCAACGCGTCCTTGAGCGTCGACGCTCATTGGTATGCAGGCGCGGGCTATACCGACTTCAAGTCCAAACACTTCAAGGGTGACACTCCAGACGCTGCGCTGCTCGAATTTGAGGCGTGGGTGGCGTCCTTGCCTTCCATTGAGGAGGCGCGACGCGCCGAGTTCATGGCGGCGCTTGGCAAGGTGATCGACATGGGCCGCGAAACCGGCGTTGAGGTGGAGTTCGTCAACCCGCTGGTCGAGACCATGAAGCGCCTGTCCGAAAACGCCATCACCCACCAGCCGCTCGCCGCCTAACCCAACCGGCACCAGCTACCAACTGGCGCCACCCACCACCAGAGGAGACTTCCATGACACACGCAAACGACAACGCAGCATGGGGCGCCCGGCGCATTGCAGCGGACATTGCAGCCGCGCTGCACCAGTGGCCCGAATTGGCCGACGATCCAGAACTGGCCGCCGACACCTTTGAAGGCATGGGCCTCAACGACGTGCTGTCGCGCCTGGTCCGGCAGGCGCAGGAAGCCAAGGCCATGGCCGCTGGGATTGCCGTTCTGATCGGCGAATACCAGGCCCGCCGCCAGAGGTTCGAGCGCCGCAATGAGGCTATGCGCGCCATTGTGCTGGGCCTGTTGCAGAAGTCCGGCCAGCAGCGCGTGCAACTGCCTGAAGCCACGGTGTCAATCGGCAAGGGGCGCGACCGGGTTGAGATTGTGGACGAGGCCGCCCTGCCGAAGTGGGCGCTTCGGGTCGTTTCGTCGCCTGATAAAGCGGCCATCAAGGAACGGCTGGACGCCGGCAAGAAGGTCGCTGGCGCTGAGCTGGTGACGGGTGGCGAGACGTTGACGATGCGGGTGGCGTGACCATGGCAGCGCTAGGAGAACGCATCGAGGCAATCGATCGCCCCAAAATGATTATCGACGCCATCGACCGTGCGCGTCGAGAGGCGGTTCAGGAAAAGGGAAAGTGCCAGAACGCAACCGCCCTCATGTACTTTGAGGGCAAGCGTGCAGCGCTCGCTGAAGTGCAGGCTTTCGCCGAAAAGGTCGCAGCCATTTAGCACCCACTACTGCGCAGCGTCCGCGCGCAGTAGTCACTACGCGCCCGCAGGCGGCCACCAACTGCCTGCGGCCTACCACCACAAGAGGAGAATCCATGAGCACCACGAAAGTGGCGGTCGAACAACCGCCCATTGTTACCGAAGCGCTGGCCGACGGCAGGGTCACATTGCATTGCGGTGATTGCCGCGACGCAATTCGGCTGATCCCAGATAACAGCATCGACGCGATTGTAACAGACCCTCCATACGCACTCGTGTCGATCCAGAAGAGGTTCGGCAAGCCTGGCAGCAAGCCTGCCAAGGATGTCTATGGGCGGGGAGCGGCCGGTTTCATGGGGAAAACGTGGGATACCGGCGAAGTCGCGTTCAGCGATGAATTCTGGGCCGAGTGCCTGCGCGTTCTGAAGCCCGGCGGGCACGTTGTCGCCTTCAGTGGTACGCGCACCTATCACCGCATGGCAGTTGCCATCGAGGATGCGGGTTTTGAGCCGCGCGACATGCTGCTCTGGCATTATGGATCTGGATTCCCGAAAAGCCATGATGTGTCGAAAGCGATCGACAAGGCTGCTGGGGCGGAGCGCACCAAGGTTCGGGACTATAATCCGCGAAATCCTAAAGCGACTGGGGGCGGCAAGGATGGTGCCGAGGGCGCAACCCGTCCGTGGATCGAAGCCGCCATCGCGCGCGGCTATCACGAAAAAGATGGCGATGAACCAGCCACTCCGCAGGCTGCGGAGTGGCAAGGCTGGGGTACGGCGCTCAAGCCTGCCACCGAACCTATCATGCTTGCACGCAAGCCGCTCGACGGCACGGTTGCGTCCAACGTGCTCGAGCACGGCACAGGTGCTCTGAACATTGATGGGGCGCGGATTAAGGCCGCAGACAGCCAGTTGGCGGAGAAGTACGCAAGCGTCCAGAACGCCGGATCTCGCCAGAACAGCATTTTTGGCGCAGATATCCGCGACCGGGCGGGAGCCACACCCCATGAGCTTGGCCGCTGGCCTGCCAACGTCATCCTTGAAGGCAGCGATGAAGTCACAGATGCGTTCCCTGACGGCGCATCCCGCTTTTTCTATAGCGCCAAAGCCGACGCTGAGGACCGCCTCGGCAGCAAGCACCCAACCGTAAAGCCGGTCGACCTAATGCAATGGCTGTGCCGACTTATCACCCCGCCCGGTGGTACGATCCTCGACCCGTTTGCCGGTTCCGGCAGTACCGGTGAGGCCGCTTTGCGCGAAGGCTTCTCGGCAGTGCTGTGTGAGCGAGAGACCGAATATCAGGCCGACATCAAAGAGCGCATCCGCCTTGCCTTGTCGGGGCCTCTTGAGCGCAGAGCCCGCATTGCGAGCCGTAGGCCGCAAGCAGGTATGGGCGGATTGTTCGGCGACAATGACAATGCCCCCCCCCGAGAGCGGAGTCTTCAACAACGGAACAGATCGACCAACCGGAACGCTCTGGAGGCGGAATAATGGCCGGTAAGGGCGGATTTGGATTTCGTATTCGTGAGCAGCGCGCTCGTGATGGGAGGGTTGCATAATGACCTTCACCCCAACAACCGCCGCCGACCGCCCCGCCGTCTGTTTTTGCTGCGGCGCGGAAGCCACCGGCATTGGCCTTGGTGCCGCATCGCGGTCCAGCCCCGACCCCCGGTGGCTCTGCGAGGAGTGCGTCGCCGTAGGCGGCCCGCTCTACACCGCCGCCCGACGCAACCTGTCGCCCTACGAAAAAGCCGCCGTGGCGCGCGCCGTGGATGCGGTGGGCGGGTTTCTGGAAGAGCATGGGACGGACCTGGCGGAATGGCAGGCAGACACAGCAGAACAATTCGTCGGCGCGATCTGGCAGGCCTGCGGGCGCGAGCTGCGGGCCGTTATTCAGGAGGGAGTGGGGCCGTGGTGAGCGCATACGCAATACAGGCTGGTGCATTGCGCACCAATCCGAACAGCGGGCCAGATGGCGTAGGTGTGCAGGCTGATGTCGCCTATACGCTTGAGGCTCGCGCCGAAGTGCAGGCGGTTTGTGCCATCGGAACGCCGGCCAATGATAATTCCCATCCAGGACCAGCCACTGACGTGGCAGGAGAACCGCTGCGCTTCCTGTCGGTTTGCTCCGGCATCGAAGCGGCCTCGGTCGCATGGGGTCCACTCGGCTGGCAGGCCGTCGCCTTCTCGGAAATTGAGAAGTTCCCTTCGGCTGTTCTGGCGCATCACTACCCTGACGTGCCGAACCTTGGCGACCTCACCCAGATCGACACCACGACGCTGGGGCAGGTCGACATCCTGTGCGGCGGCACCCCGTGCCAGGCGTTCTCGGTGGCCGGCCTTCGCCAGTCGCTCGACGATGCCCGCGGCAATCTTTCACTCGAATTTGTGAGGCTGGCTCATGAACTTGCAGACGGAAATGGACTTCGGAACGTCGTTTGGGAAAACGTCGTCGGCGTGCTCAGCACAAAAGACAACGCCTTCGGATGCTTCCTGGGTGGACTTGTGGGCGCAGATACCCCCATCGAGCCACCGGCAAGAGGCAAGTGGCCAAGTGCAGGTCTGGTCTCTGGACCGAAGGGACGCGCCGCGTGGCGTATCGTCGACGCTCAATACTTCGGAGTGGCCCAACGCCGCCGCCGTGTGCTCGTTGTCGCAGATTTTGGAAACGGGGCCGATCCCGCCCAGGTTCTTTTTGAGCTCGAAGGCGTGCAGCGGCATACTGCGCCGAGCCGAGAAGCGGGGAAAGGATTTGCCGCCACAATTAGCGCACGCACTAAGGGCGGCGGCGGGCTAGGCACGGATTTTGATCTGGATGGCGGACTCGTCGAGTCCGCCGCGCCGGTCGCATTTGTGCAGAACATCCGCGATGAAGTTCGGTTGATGAACGGTGACGGCCAGATCGTTGGGGCTTTGGCTGCTGAGCCAGGAGCAAAGCAGCAATGCTACCTCGCTCAGACGGTCACCTACGCCCCTGAGATAGCGCGTTGCGACGCAACGCGCGAAGGTTCGTCGCAGGACTACGAGACCACGACGATGGTGGCTTCATTCCGGGTTGCCGGTGACGGTGCAGCATATGATGAAGGCGACAGGTCAGCGCCGCTCACAACAGGGACTGACCCCAATGCTCATGTCATTGCCCAAACGGTAGCCATCCGTGGCCGAGAAGGCGGTGCGACCGCTGAGCTTGGTGGAGAGGTGGCAACCGCTCTGCGCGCAAGCTCAGGCGGGGGCGATAAGCCGCATGTGCTGGCGGCAGTAGCCTTCCAATCCAGCCAATCTGGTGTGCGCGTGGGCGAAGTTCACGCAACGCTGGACAGCAATAACGGCTCGCGTCGTCACAACGGTGCAATCGTCGGCTCCGCCGTCCGCCGCCTCACGCCGCGCGAATGTGAGCGCCTTCAGGGTTTCCAGTTCCTGTGCGCTCCAGATTATCCCGGAGCATGGCAGGACGACGCTGGCCGCTGGTGGTCGCCGGACTACACCGCCATCCCATGGCGCGGCAAACCTGCATCCGAGTGCCCAGATGGACCCAGATATAAGGCTCTTGGCAATAGCTGGGCCGTGCCGAAATTCGTTTGGCTCGGGCGGCGCATTGCGATGCACATGCCTGCATCTATCGCTATTCTTGAGGCCGTCTAATGCCCCCACTTCCTTCTATCCCCACCCAGCCCGGCATGCTCGATCATGCATTAGCATCTCTGCCCGGTGTTTACTTGCCCAGGCACAAAGTCAAATGCACCGATCACCAAGCGCCAATTTCCATCGGTGTGGTGCACTGCTCAAACGGCATCGTCCATTACAAGGCGTTCTGCACCTCCTGCATGGCCAAGGGTGGTGCAATTCCAGAGCGCTTTCTAGAACACATCAGCAAAGCGGCATTGCCAGTTCTTCGCGCACACACAATCCAGCCCTGCGAGCGCTGCGGCAGCACATCTGGATCGGAACTCCATCATTGGGCGCCGCGGCATCTCTTTAGCGACGCAGATGAGTGGCCCAAGAGTTACCTTTGCAAGGCATGTCACGTCGAGTGGCATCGCGTTGTCACCCCTCTCATGCACGCAAATAGCAACGCAGGTGGAGTCGCCAATGCAGCCTAAGCCAGTAAATTCACCCTACGCATCCGTTGGTCGACGCCTCGTTGATCTCGGCTTTAGCGCTGTCCCGGTCATGCCTGACAGCAAGATCCCCGGCGACTATGCCCAACGCCGCTGGCACGCTCGGCGCGGATGGCAAGCCTATGGCGATCGGCTGCCCACCGAATTCGAGATTAAGGTTTGGGATTCGTGGCCCGATGCGGGTGTCTGCCTTGTGCTGGACCATGTAGTCAAGGTGGTCGATATTGACACGGACGACCCAAAACTGCGCGATGCGCTTGCCGCCATCTTGCCGGATAGCCCGGTAAAAAAGTACGGCTCCAAAGGCTTTTCTGCGTTCTACCGTGGTAGCGCGGATATCACCGCGAGGTCATTCTCGCTTGGCAACGAGCGCATTGTGGACCTGCTAGCCTATGGCAAGCAGACCGTCATTCCGCCGACTGTCCATCCTGACACTCGCCGTCCATACGCGTGGGTAGACGACGGGCTTGATCAGTTCGAGCCAGGTGATCTGCCCGAGCTGCCGGACGACATCGCTGACAAAATTGCCGAAGCGTTGGCGCCTTTTGGTTTCGTCCCGCCCGTCGTGTCAGACCCGGTTCTAGGCGACGCTGACACCGCATGGCGTGAGGTAAACGACGTTGCCCTACAACGGCTGGACGCTTGGGTCGGTGACCTTGGGCTGCCCCGCCTTACCAAGTCTCGCGGCAAGGGCGGCTATCGCGCTGTCGCGGGATACCGCCCCAGCGGCTCCGGCAAGCCAATGCATGAACGCAATCTTCACCTGTCGATTCATCCGGACGGGATCGTCGACTTTGGCGACGACGACCGGCGATTGACGCCGATCGACCTGGTAATGCTGTGCCTGCCATGTAATTTCCACGACGCGTTCAAGTGGCTGCGTGACCGTCTTGGATTGACCCTGCCAGAAATCGACACATCAAGGCTCATCGCGAACGGCTTGGCCAAGCGCAGTGCACCCCCGGTCGAGCCGATGCGTATGCCGCCCGCCGAGCAGCAGGACAGCGCGGCTGTTCCGGTCGCTGCCCCCAAGGAAGTGCGAGCTCCAGCAGGAACAGTGAACCCATTCGATCATCGAAGCCAGGGCGGGCTTATGGGCCTGGTCAGTCGGTGGATATTCGAGTCCGCGTGGCGACCTGTTCCAGAGTTCGCCTCCATAGGCGCAATAGGCGTCTGCTCGGCGCTGTTCGGTCGTCGGTACAGCACGCCGACAGGGCTAGGGCTCAACCTATATCTGATAGGCATTGCCGGCTCGGGCTTCGGCAAAGACCAGCCGCTCAAGGCCAGCCAGGCACTTCTGGCCGACGCGGGTATGCAGCACCTGATCGGCCCGGGTGACATTAGCTCCGATAGTGCGCTTGAGCACGTCGTGCGGCAGAGACCTTGCTTCCTCATGCCGATGGACGAAATCGGCGTGTTTCTCCAGGCCACGAACGGCAGGAACTCCGGCGGCTACGAGCGGCGCATCCGCAAGGTGTTTCTGGACCTATACACCAAGGGCGATGGTATGTGGACTGGTAAGCAAAAGGTGCCGGTGCAAGGAAGGCGCGCCGTAAACGATAACGCGGCAGAGCCGGTCTATAACCCGTGCATTTCCATCCTGGGCATGTCCACGCCAACCGAATTCTATGCCGGAATCAGCGACCAGAACCTTTCTGACGGCATGGTCGGGCGCATGACCGTTATTGCGGCCAAGAATCGCCCGCGACCGCGCGAAGATCGGGTGCCGCTTGTTCCGCCACCTTCGTTGGTGCAGGAGGTTAAGCGGGTTGCGCAAAAGTACCCTGTAACCACGGGCAACCTGTCCAGTAACAATTGGCGCATCTCAACATCCAGGCCACAGATTTTTGCGGTTCCGTGGCAGGACGATACGGTTCGCCGCCGCTGGATGGAAATCGAGGAGTGGCAGCTTTCCGCAATCGACGAGGATCACACCAAGGACGGCATTATCGGGCGCGCCGCAGAACAGACATTGAAGCTGGCAACCCTTCGCGCGTGCTCCCGGCAGCCGGAGGCCCCGGCCGTATCGCTAGACGATATTGAGTGGGGCTGGGCGATTGTCTCTGCGTCGCTCTGGAACATCGATTCCGGCGTCAAGGAATTCATGGTGGATAGCGACTTCGACCGCCTGTGCAAGCTCATCATGCAGCATCTGGAAATGGCCGGGGGTGAGATTTCACGCGCGGTTCTGCTGCGCAAGAAGGGCATGAAGAAAGAGCCGCGACTGGTGGAGGCAGCCTTCCAGCACCTTGCCGAGGCGGATGAGATTTACCCCGTGCCGAAGGGTCGTGGAACCGTTCGGATCAAGTCCGCAGAGGCTGCCTGATTGTTGCAAAACGGCTTGCAATAGGATTGCAATTGCAATTTTCGGCATGGTCGGTTTTTGCAACTTGCATTCTTATTGCAGTGCCTTTGCAACGGATTTTCCCTTATATAACATAGCCTTATCATATATTGTTGTAAAAAATACAACTACCACTTTATAGGCTATAAATCGTAGGAGGTCCTATATATATGCAAATTCGCAATAAGGCCCGCACCACTACCCGAACCCTCCCAAACGGCACCCGCGTCGTCATGCAGGCAGCCAATGATAACATTCAGGAATGGGAGTGCCAGGCCGCCGCGGTGCGCGCCTTCAAACTCCTACCCGGCTATGGCGACGAAGCCGCCCCCGGCGTGACGTTCACCTTCGCCGCCGACTTCAATGCCGGACGGCGCAGTCGGCAGGAAAGCGTCAAGGCCAAGGCGACCGGCATCAAGGCCGGCGAGGAGGATCTTCGGTTCTATGGCTTGGGCGGCCGGGTTCTGCTGATCGAGTTGAAGGGGCCACAGACATCGATCAGCGCCGATCAGCGCAAGCGGCACGCGCTGCACCGCCATCTCGGGTTTCAGGTTGAGATCGTTCGGTTCACGACCATCGAGCAGGGCGTAGAGGATGTGCTGCGGATTGTTCGGGAGTGGGTAGAGGGCGGTAAAGAAAATTCGCTACCATAACCTTGTGATAGTAGCGAAAATTCACTATATAGGTGTTATGGTGACCAATGACGAATTTCGGTCCATCCGGCAGCGGCTCGGCCTAACGCAAAAGCAGTTGGCGGGGGTTCTTCTTTACCCCCGCGCCACGCAGGTTTCAGAGATCGAGCGACCCAGTAATCCAAAGCCCGTGCCGAGGCACGTGGCGCTTCTCATGAGGGCTTATGACGAAGGTTATCGACCAAAAGACTGGCCAGGGATGCGGTAAAAAGGACTTCTATGTGTATGCCTGGGAGAGGCCGGATACCAAAGAGGTTTTCTATATCGGGAAGGGAAGAGGGGTTCGTGCTCATCGACTTAAAATACACAATCCCTTTTTTATGCGTGTGTATGAAAGGCTCAAGAATGACGGGGTGGATCCTCGGGTCTACAATATTGCTGAAGGGCTGTCGGAGGTTGAAGCATTCGAAATCGAAACTAGAGAGATAGCTCGCTTCGGTCGCCGCAATATCGGCAAAGGAACGCTTACCAACCTTACTGATGGTGGCGAGGGGTCGTCCGGATTTGTGTTCCCTGCTACCCGGAAAAAGAAGATGTCATTGATAATGACTGAACGACTCCAGGACGAGGAACTGCGCGCAGTTTGGAGTGCGGCCCAGGTGAAGAGATACGCTGACCCAGAACAGCGTAAGATGGCGTCGGAAATCTCTACCCAAAGGTACAAAGACCCCGAGGCGCGTCGTCGGCAAAGTGATGCGTTGATAGGGAGGCCAAAAACGCCAGAGCATGTGGAAGCGGTCGCTTCCGCACTTCGTCAAAGATGGGAAAGCGGAGAGATGGGCGCCTTAATAAGGGCCGGGATAGTGGCTGCGCCGCCAGGAAAAGCCAATTCATCGGGATACAAGGGTGTTTCGTTTGACAAGCAAAGCGGCAAATGGCTGGCCCAGATTCAGGTAGAGAAAAAAACAAAGCACCTTGGGCGTCATCTAACGCGTGAGGCTGCGGCAGAAGCCTATGACCGTGCAGCTAGGATGTATTTTGGGGATAATGCCTACCAAAATTTTCCTGTAACGCTGGATGCTGCTTAACACTGGCGGCTCTGGGGCACGAAGTCGCTGTTGTGCGGGCCGCAACCGAAGCCGAAGCCGCGGCCCAGGCTGAAGATTTGGTTAGGGGTTGGCTTGCTCGCTGGGCCTCAAAACCATAAATAACAAATGCCCGGCCACCAATCGGGCACACCACCACATTGAGGGGAAATACATGCAAGCGGCGAACGACAATGGCTTCGTCCGGATGACGGGCGGAGGCAACACCAATGCAACCCTTGCCATGCTTGAACGCATGCACACAGAAATATCTGCGATAAACGCCGATGTTCCTTCCAGGGCCCCTGCGGGGGCGTTTTCAGTGTACGTCATCGGAGGCGTTGACCCAGATTTCGTAAAGATCGGCAAGGCAAGCAGCGTGGTGTCTCGGCTACGGTCGCTTCAAACCGGAAACCCGCTCCGACTGTTCGTACATCGCATCTTCAAATTCGAAAAAACGTCCTTCGCGACGAAAGTTGAAACCTGGGCGCATCAGGATGCAGGACGACTTTATGCTGGAGGGGTTGGTGAATGGTTTCGTTGTGGCTCGGTCGAAGCCCACAACTTGATCGCGGACATCTGCGAGAAAGAGCGTATCGCGTGTAGAGTTTTCACCCCAAAAATCGAGAGCCAATGGAAGCTCGATGAGCCGGTCGGGCAAAAATATCTGGAGGACGAGGCCGAGCGGAAGCAACACTATTGGGAGGAGCGGGACCGTAGGTGGCAAGAGCGGCAAGAACAGCGCAATGCCAGGAGGAAGGCAGCATGACCATCGCTAGCAGCAACTCAATCCTATTCTCCGACGGCTCCGATATCCCATCCCGGGTCGAGCATGCCCCGTCTTCAGCCAAGGCTGTGGCCGCGCAGAAACGCCGCCTTGCCAAGCTAGATGCTAAGCGCCCGGACTGGATTAACTGCCCGGCCAACGACAACCAAGCATGGCCCTTGGCGCAATGGCTGCGCAAGGACGGCAATGAAGTTTTGCTCAAGGTCGCAGAGCGCTACAGGGCAATTTACGACGTTTCGGTGGTCGAGGTGCCGCTAATAGGGACAGTGCCGGATGACATCTACAACGTGCCTATCGACAACCGGACACACACCCGAGAGGACGGCACAGTTGTCTATAAGGGCCAGCGGAAGGTGAAGTCGGCAATCGGCCAGTTCGATGGTGACGACGGCACCTATAAGGTTGTCCCGGTGTCCGATGACGTGACCAACGAAATGGTGGCAACTGGGCAGGTGTTCCCTCGCAAGCCGGCAAAGCCTGTCCCGCGGAAATGGAACGGCGATAGGCTGATAATTGAGGCTATCGATTGCCGGAAGATCATCCGCCGACTTCAGGCAGCGCTTGGCCCATTGATGGAGCCGTTCGAAGATGCGGTTCTGCACGGAGAGACCTTGTCTGCCATCGGGGAAGCACGAGGAGCAACAGGAAAAGCCAGCAGCGCCCCAGCCGGCCGTGTTTTGGTGATGATGGGCTTAGAGGTGGTTCAGCGCGAACTGGCAGCAGTGGACCGCGAAGGCAACTAACCCATGGGTAATTCCCCCTCCCGTGCGGTACCAGTGAAGGGGCAGTTGGTGCCCCACCTGGTTCCGTGCGCAAGGCTGTGGCCGCGACGGACGCTCGGCCAGCGATGAGCCGGGCGTGACTATCGGCGCTTTTGCGCCTCCCCAATCCCAACGGTATTCGGTGGCCTCGCGTGGCAGCGAGGATATTGTGGCGTGCCAGCTACAGCCGAGCGTTGGGACCGAATGAGGCAGCCTGTATCGGCAGGCATCGGCACGGGGCTCTGTCACGTGAGCCAGCATAGCGAAGGTTTCGACCAACGTGCACCATCCTTGGCCGAGGATGGCAAGCCTCTACTTATCCCCTGGCGCTGCCTCCTCCAGCGACGGGTGATCGCCGGGCTCCCTGCGCATGCGGGTTGAGCCCGGCAGAGATTTGCGCGAAGGCGCATTCGAGGCAGGCCCGGTGGCGGGTAGAGATGGCGTGGGGCCAAAAGCGCATTTTGCGTGGAGGTGGACCAGTACGCGCTCCGGGTGCAGACGTACCCCGCCAGCAATTTCATCTGGGTGTAGCTCAAGCGGTAGAGCGGCGCGTTTGGGGCGCGCATGTTGTCGGTTCGAGTCCGGCCATCCCGACCAGTTTGCCCACGTAGCTCAGTTGGTAGAGCAGTTGCCTTGTAAGCATCAGGTCCGGGGTTCGATCCCTCGCGTCGGCACCATTGTTGCATAGCTCAGCCGGTAGAGCAGCCGACCGATAATCGGCAGGTCGCAGGTTCAAATCCTGCTGCAACGACCAGTTTCAGCAGCGTGGAGCACCGGTAGCTCGTCAGGCTCATAACCTGAAGGAAGCGGGTTCGATTCCCACCGCTGCAACCAATGCCACCCAGCCCGCCGCCGTGCGGGCTTTCTGCATTTTGAGGAGATTTGCATGTCTGACATCCACCCCGCGCCGACAGAGTTCACGGCATCAGAGATTGAGCAGGACCACATCCTGCGCTTCTTCCATTACGCGCACCTTCCGCCCGCGCTGAAAGAGCGCAGCGCACCGTTCGCAGCACTGGCCCGCACTTTGATCGACACCACCACTCGGAACCCGGAGCGCACTGTCGCGCTGCGCAAGCTGCTCGAGGCCAAGGACGCGGCAGTGCGTGCCGCGGTCTCCCCATGACCAACATCGAACTGAACAAGGGCAGCGACGACAAGCTGCACCTGCGCGTCGGCAGCGAGTACGCAGTCGGCGCGAATATCACCAGCATTCAGACCATGGGCGACGAGCTCGTGGCGGTCGTGACGATCCCGATCAAGCATGTACGCTTCGGTTCTGTCGGCAACGTCGTGCCGTTCGTGCGGCCCGTTGCTTGAACTACCGCGACAAGCGGCCATGGCAGCATCTCTACGGCCGCAAGCGGTGGCAGGCGCTAAGGGACCGGCAGTTGGCCGAGCAGCCGCTATGCGAGTATTGCCTTCGGCGCGAGATAGTCGAGGCCGCCACGGTTGTGGACCACATCAAGCCTCACAAGGGCGATGAGGCTTTGTTTCATGATCCTGACAATCTCCAGAGCCTCTGCAAGCATTGCCATGACAGCGACAAGCGCCTTGAGGAGGCCGGCAAGGTCGTGATCCGATTTGGGGCGGACGGGTACCCTATCGAGGAGTGAGGGCGGGGGTGGGTCGAAAGTCTCCGATCGATCGCCGCCCACAGCGCGCGCCCCCCTTTCCGTCAGCGCTAACACAGTTTTTTGGCTCGCGCGTGCGCGCGCAGTGAGGGCAGTCCACATGGCAGGCAAGCGGAGGGCGCGCATCGACAGCGCCACGGAAGCCGTGCGCGTTATGGCGAAGGCGACGGCGGTTTTGGAGCCGCCGAAAAACGTGCCGCTGGAGGTCGACGACCTTCCATTTTTTGAGAGCGTGATTGCCGAGTTTGCCCGGTCGGAATGGACGGCCCATCAGCTTGAAATAGCCGCGCTCCTGGCCAGGACGATGGCCGACCTCACCCGCGAGCAGCAATTGCTTCGGGATGAGGGCGGGGTGTCCTACTCGGAAAAGGGGACGCCGGTTGCGAACCCACGCAAAGCCATCGTCCAGATGCACGCGAGCTCCATCTTGTCGTTTCGCCGTTCGCTAGCTCTTCACGCGCGGGGACAGGGCGGTGAAGCGCGGGACACGGCCAAGCGCCGGGAGGCGGCCAGGAAGATTGAGGGCGACAACCCTCTAGAGGATGACCTGCTGGCAAGGCCGGAGTAGGCGCGCCGATGAACTATGAGCGAATTTACCGTGAGTTCATAAACGACCGGCGAGCCAGGCCTGAGCCAAGTGGTTATAGCGAAAAGCACCACATTGTTCCGCGGTCCATGGGCGGAAGTGACGACCCGGCAAACCTAGTGAAACTGACGCCCGAAGATCACTTCTTCGCGCACCTGCTGCTCGCTAAGGCTTACGGTGGCAAGCAATGGTTCTCCGTCATACGCATGGGAGCGAGCCGGGTTGACGGCAAGCGCTCATGGGTTCGGCAGCGCTACATGTACGGTGCAGCGCGGAGGCGAGCGTGTGCTGATATTTCTGCGCGCTTTACAGGGGCCCCCGGTCGGCGCGGCGCTGACAACGGCATGTACGATGGAACGCTGTACACGTGGACAAACGTGGACACTGGCGAGACCGCATTGGCCACCAAGGGAGAGATGTGGGAAATCGTCGGCGGATGCCGAGCGCACTGGACAAGCGTAGTCACCGGGGAACGCAAAACGATGCTGGGCTGGACGGTTTACCCGGATCTCGTCCGGGTTCGATCCAGTAAGGGTAAGACTTTTGAGTTTGCGAACGACAACGGCGAGACATTTGTCGGCACCCAAAAGCAATTTGCTAGCTATCTAGGAATTTCTGTCGCGTCCGCATCGCGTATCGCGCGCGGAATGCAGATCGGTGTCAATGGGTGGCGGACGGCCAATGCTGCCTGAAATAACCATTGACGCGATCCAGTGTGGTAGCGTCCCGACGATGAGGGATTGGAGATGTCTGCCGACTGAAAGTCTCACGCGAGGAGAGAAGGTTTGCAGATTCATTGAAACCTACTTGCCCGTCCCGGAAGGAACGCTTCTAGGGCAGAAAATTAGGCTTCTTCCCTTCCAAGAAGCATTCATCCTATCGGTTTACGACAATCCGGCAGGCACCTCGCGAGCCTATCTGTCTATCGCCAGAAAGAACGCAAAGACGGCAACAATCGCCTGTTTGCTGTTAGCTCACATTGTCGGGCCGGAAGCGTACTCGAATAGCCGGATCGTATCTGGCGCCAGGTCGCGCAAACAGGCCGCCGAGGTTTTCAATTATGCGGCCAAGATGGTGATGATGTCGCCGGAGCTTTCGAAGCTCGCGCGTATCGTTCCGTCCGCCAAAATGATTGTAGGGCTGGCCAAGAACGTGGAGTACCAGGCGCTCTCGGCCGAGGCGAAGAGCGCCCATGGCGGCTCGCCCGTTCTGGCCATTCTTGATGAGGTCGGCCAGATCAAGGGGCCAACCGACGATTTCGTGGAGGCCATCGAGACATCGCAAGGCGCCTACGAAGGCAAGGCGATGTTGTTTGCGATTTCGACGCAGGCGGCCACAGATAATGATCTGTTTTCCCGCTGGATTGACGACGCGGAGACATCTAAAGACCCGCGCATTGTCTGCCACGTCTATGCGGCTCCGGCCGAATGCGAACTGCACGATCGGTCGGCATGGGAAGCCGCCAATCCGGCGCTGGGCGTGTTCCGCTCGGTCAAGGATGTTGAGGACTTTTCGGCCCTTGCGGCGCGCATGCCATCCAAGGAAGCAAGTTTTCGGTGGCTGTTCCTGAATCAGCGGATTGACGCATCGGCCCCATTTGTGGCGCCGGCGGTGTGGCGCGCCTGCGAAACGCCGATAGAGCGCGATTGGACAGGCCTGCCAGTATTTGGCGGGCTCGACCTGTCCGAAGTGTCCGACCTCACCGCTTTGGTGCTCATGGCGCCGAAGGATGGGATATGGCACGTCAAACCGACGTTCTGGCTGCCGGGCGATAGTCTGCGCGACCGAGCGAAGCTTGATCGGGTGCCTTATGATGTGTGGGCCAAGCCGAACGAGGATGGCGAGACCTTCCTTGAGACGACGCCGGGTCCAACGATTGAGTATGAATATGTAGCGGCCAGGCTAAAGGCGATGTCCGAAACCATGGACATCCGCAAGATCGGGTTCGACCGCTACAACTGGCGACACCTCAAGCCCTGGCTTTTACAGGCGGGTTTTTCCGAAGAGCAGGTTGAGGGTGACGATGCAATTTTCCAGCCATTCGGGCAGGGGTTCGCATCAATGTCGCCGGCTCTCCGCGACCTGGAGAGCCTTTTGCTGAACAGGAAGATTGCCCACGGCGGGCACCCAGTCCTGACCATGTGCATGATGAACGCCACGGTGAAGCCGGACCCGTCCGGCAATCGCAAGCTCGATAAAGCCAAGTCTCGCGGCCGCATCGACGGCGCGGTGGCCCTGGCCATGGCTGCGGCCATGGCGGGTACGTATGTGCCGCCCGATGACAGCGGCTCGTTTGACGACTTCCTCTCCAACCCAGTCATGGTGATTTGATGGGCTTTTTTGACAGGTGGGTCGGCAGGCCCATCAAGCTCACCGATGGCGCGTTCTGGCGTGGCTTTTTCGGCCTCGGCACGGACAGCGGCGAGGTGGTTACGTACGATAAGGCAATGGCGCTGGATGCCGTATGGGCATGTGTCAACCTGATCGCCAATTCGGTCAAGACGCTGCCCTGTGTCGTCTATGACAAGGATGGCGTCACGCGCGCGACTGATGACGATCTCTACGATCTGCTGCACGATGCGCCAAACATTGATGATACGGCGGCCGATTTTTGGGGCATGGTCGCGCTCTGCCTATGCCTCGACGGAAACTTCTTCGCTGAGAAGAAGATGAATGGCGGAAAGCTGGTGGCGCTTAATCCAATCCATCCCCTCAAGGTGGATGTGCAGCGGAACAGCCGCAATGAGCGCGTCTACGAGGTCACCGAGGACGGCAAGAAGCGCAAGATCAGTGAAGACCGCATGTTCCATGTTCGCGGCGCGGTTCTGCCTGGCTGCGACCGCGGGCTTTCGCCCATCGGTTATGTGGCCAATACGATAGGCAATGCACGTGCAGCGGAAAAGGCGGCCGGAAAGTGGTTTTCAGGCGGCATGTCTGCGTCCGGGTTCCTGAAAAGCGACCAGGTGCTTAAGCCCGAACAGCGTAAGCAGATCGGAGACATGCTCCAGCAGTATGCCGGCTCCGATCGTGCTGGAAAGGTGATGGTTCTCGAGGCTGGTCTCGAATACCACCAGCTCACGGTGAACCCCAAAGACGCACAGATGATCGAGACGCGGCAATTCAGCGTCGAGCAAATCTGCCGGATTTTCGGGGTTCCACCCGTGATGATCGGACATGCTGCCAACGGCACCACCACCTGGGGCAGCGGCATTGAGCAGCTAATTCTCCAGTTCATCAAGACCTGCCTGGCACCGATGTTGCGCAGTATCGAAGCGTCGATCCGGCGAGACTTGATGGATGCCAGCACGCGCAAAAGGCTGACGGTGAAGTTCTCGCTAGAAGGCTTGCTTCGTGGCGATAGTGCTGCGCGAGCAGAGTTCCTTTCCAAGATGGTCAGTAACGGCATCTACACCGAGAACGAAGCTCGAGCCTACGAAGACAAGGAGCCGAAGCCGGGCGGGGATCACCTCTTGGTCAACGGCACCATGCAGCGCGCCGACCAGATCGGCGTGCAGCCCCCACAGCCGCCCGCCAACCAGAACAACCCTGCGCCGCCAGCGGCTGCATAGGAACCCACATGAAATATCAGCATGTTCTCTCCGCCTTCGCGGCGGAGCCGTGGGCTATGGACCGCGGCAAGCTGGCCGTGATCGCGGATTTTCTCGCGTTCAAGGCGGCCGGCGGAATTGTGCCCGCCGAAGAAATGGCGGCCCGGATCACCAAGAAGCATGACGGCGAGATTGCGCGGCGCGAAGGCGCCGTTGCAGTCATCCCGGTTCACGGTGTTCTTGCCCCAAAAATGGACCTAATGACCGAGATTTCGGGCGGAACGTCCTATACCGGCCTCATGCGCGCGATTCACGCGGCGCTGGCTGACCCAGAGATTAAGGCCATAGTGCTGGACATCGATAGCCCCGGTGGCGCCGTTCCTGGCGCGCAGGAGCTTGGGGACGAAATCCGGGCGCTCCGCGGCGGCGAAAAACCGATTATTGCGCAGGTCAACCACCTTGCAGCAAGCGCGGCTTACTGGATCGCCAGCCAGGCTGATGAGGTGGTTGTCTCACCTAGCGGTCGGGCCGGCTCCATCGGCGTTTACACGGTTCACGAGGACATTTCAGCCGCGCTGGAAAAGGCCGGCGTGAAGCGAACCTATATCGCTGCGGGCGAATACAAGGTCGAAGGAAACGAGACCGAGCCTTTGGCCGAGGATGCTCTGGCATTCATCGAGGAGCGAGTGAGGCGGTCTTACGACCGGTTCGTCGGCGCGGTGGCCGCGGGACGTGGCGTGACCGTCTCCAGGGTCGAAAAGGATTTTGGGCAGGGCCGCGTATTTTTCGCGGAAGAGCTTATCGAAAAGGGCATGGCCGACCGCATCGGCACGCTCGATGAGACCTTGGCTCGGTTTGGCGCCGACCAGACACCAGAATCCGTCCGGAAGCTGCGCAGCGCGAATAGCGCGCGCGCCGAGGACGCAGCTTATTTGGCCGACCGCATGAAAGCGGGTGAGCCAGTCACTATCCGCGAGTTCGAGAATGGCATCAGGGGACTGATGGGCTTTTCGAAGTCGGAGGCAGAGCGGGCAGCCCGGCTCTACTTCAAGATTGGTCAGGGGGAACCTGATGAGGGCGAAGCAGCACTGATGGCGCGCGTGAATGAGGCGCTGGCCATCGCACAGTCTTTTCCTAAATAGGATACCCACACATGAGCGATAATAACGCTCTCGCCGATAAGATCGGCGAGCTTGGCCAGTCTTTGGCCGCGATCAAGGAAACCGTCGGCAACCTGGGCACGGAATTTCAGGCGAAACTTGCCAAGAACGGCGAGACCTCGGCTGAACTGACCGAAAAGGTTGACAAGGCCCTTTCCGAGCTTGGTGATGCCACCATCCGCCTCAGCGATCTGGAAAAGCGCGCCGCGCGTGAAAAAGAAATCGGAGAGGATGCCCGCAAGACGCTGGGCGATCTGGTCATTGAATCCGAGGACTACAAGGCCGGCAAGCTTACTGGCGCGTCGCGCGGCGCCATCCGTGTTCAGGCCGACCGTGCCGCCATCACCTCTGCCGATACCACCGTAGGCACCGGTCGCTCGCAGGGAACTTCTCTGGTCCCTGGCGCGCGAGTCCCCGGCATCTTCGGCTTGCCCGAACGCCAGCTTACGGTGCGCGACCTGTTGCTGCCCGGCCAGACTTCGTCCAGCAACATCGAGTATGTCAAGGAAACCGGCTACACCAACAACGCTGCTCCGGTTGCGGAAACTACGGCTAAGCCGTATTCGGACCTGACCTTTGACCTGGTCAGCGCGCCGGTTCGCACTCTGGCGCACCTGTTCAAGGCCTCCCGTCAGATTCTGGACGATGCTCCGGCGCTGCGCTCCTACATCGATGGCCGCGCCCGTTATGGCCTGCGCTTCGTTGAGGAAAACCAGCTGCTCAACGGTTCGGGCACCGGCCAGAACATTCACGGCCTGGTTCCGCAGGCCACGGCGTTCAACCCGGCCTTTACTGCCACTGACGAAACCGGCATCGACCGTCTGCGTCTCGCCATTCTTCAGGTGGTTCTGGCTGAATATCCTGCTACCGCCTTTGTTCTGAACCCGATCGACTGGGCCAAGATCGAGCTGACCAAGGATGCAGGCGGAAACTATATCATCGGCAATCCGCAGGGTTCGCTCACCCCGACCCTCTGGAACCTGCCGGTGGTCGCCACCCAGGCTATGGCTGCCGGCGAATTCCTCACCGGTGCGTTCAGCTTCGCCGCGCAGATTTTCGACCGCATGGAAATCGAAGTTCTGCTGTCCAGCGAGAACGTCGACGACTTCGAGAAGAACCTTTTCACGATCCGCGCTGAGGAGCGTCTGGCTCTGGCCGTGTATCGTCCTGAGGCATTCATCACTGGTGAAATCGCGCCTGAGTAAGTCGGTATTAACGGTGAGAGCTTGACGGAATAGAGCGTTCACCTACATCTATTGAGGCGACTCCCGGAAGGACGGCAATCCGACCGGGAGTCTGACACCAAAGAACGTGTGAGGTTCTCTGATGCTTGGTGATGTAGGTAGTCAGCCTTCGGCTGGCGAGCAAGTTCTCATTGAAAAATCCTGTCCCGATTGCGGGTCCGCCGTCTTTGGACGAACGCGCCATATGCAGTTTTGCGACTCGTGCAAAGCGGAGCGTAAAAAGGAAGCTTGGCGTCAAGCTGCTGAAGTTCAGCGGCGAAAGGCCGGTATTCCGAAGGTTAAAGGCCAGACATTCGCATGTCAGGTTTGCGGTGACAATTTCACTGCAACATCAAAAAGCCGAGCCAAATATTGCAAAAAGTGCGGACCTGAAGTCGCACTTAAATCAGCAAGATTCTACTCAGCGACCCGTACGTCGAACGAAGACAGGCGTGAACGTTTCAATGAGTGGTATCGAGAGCAGGCGTCGCGTCCCCAAGTAGCTATTTCCCGAAGAATGAGCACCCTGATCAGTCGCAGTTTGAGTGCGAATGGTGGAAAGGGCGGCAAAAGCTGGACGGAATTGGTAGGCTATGGCGTGAGCGAGTTGAGGGCTCATCTGGAGCGCCAATTCCTCCCCGGCATGACTTGGGACAACAAGTCAGAGTGGCATATCGACCATATCGTCCCGCAGTCCAGCTTCAACTACACATCGACGGATGACCCCGACTTTCGGGCGTGTTGGGCGCTGACCAACCTCCGTCCGCTGTGGGCGCGCGACAATGTGCGGAAGCAAGCGAAACGGACACACTTACTATAGGGCCGCGTGGGCGGCCTTTTTCATGAGGATTTCATGACCGACTTTCTAACCGTGAAGGCCAAGCGCACGTTTTCGCATGGCAAGGAACTGAAAACCAAGCGCAGCGACCCGTTTGACGTCGAGGCCGGCGAAGCGCGCCAGCTTGAATCGCTGGGCTATGTTGAGATCGTCGGCAAGGTCGAAAAGGTCGATGAGCCCGAGACCCATGCGGAAACACCAGTGATCACCGGCGAGCGCAAGCCGAGAAAGGCGAAGGCCAATGCTGACGACTAGGCAGCGCAAGCGCCGGGTCGCCAGCTATATCGGCGCAGGAATTGTTGACCCAGCAGGAACCCCGCAGAACAGCGCACCTCCGGAAATCACCGGCACTGCGCAGGTCGGCGAAACGCTGACCGGCAGCGACGGCACATGGACGGAAAGCCCGACTTTTGCTCGGCAGTGGCTCGCTGATGGTGTGGCCATCGAAGGCGAGACTGGCACTACCTACGTGCCTGTAGCGGACGATGTCGGCAAGGTGATTGCTTTGAGAGTGACTGCGACAGCCAACGGGCGCACCAAATCGGCGGTCTCTGAACCCACGGATGCGGTGATCGCCGCCGCTTAGGAGGCGATATGGCCCTAGTTGACCTGGACCTTGTCAAAAAGCACCTGCGCGTTGATTGGGACGATGAGGATGTGGAGATCGAAGCCTATCTAGCCGCGGCTGAAACGATCATCACCGAGTATCTGGATCGCGCAATTCTGCCGACCGGGCCGGTGCCGGAAGACAACCCCACCGCGATGATCGTCACCCCTCCCATCACGGCCGCGATTTTGCTGGTCACAAACGACCTATTCGATAACCGCACGCCTCACGAGAGTGACGGCGAAGCGATGCTGTCACCTACCGTGCGCCGTTTGTTGGCGCCTTACCGGGTCTGGCGGCAGATGGAGGATGAGCATGGCAGACCCCTATAAGAGTGCGGCCAAGCCGACTTGGACCTTTGGCAGGAGCGGCCAGATCATTTCCGCAAGCTCGTCCGACCTGGCGAGCGTGGCAAAGGCGATTGTGTGCATTTCGGAGGGCGACGTGACTATCGTGCCGCCGGAAAGCGACACGCCCATCCCCTTCGTGGGCTGCCCCGTTGGGTTCATTCCGCCCTATCAGGTTCGCCGCGTGACGCATCTGACCGGCCAATGGGCAACGGTTGAAAACTAATGCCCTGGGTCCGCTTCAAGGCCGATTTTGACTGGCGGCCCAGGCAAGGCGTTACGATCGCCTATAAGGCCGGGATGCACTTGCTTGTGACGACCCGGTGCGCCGAGGCAGCGATTGCGGCCGGCAAGGCGGAGCGTGAGGGGAAGCGGGGCAGCGGAGGTGGGGGTGGCAATGCTTGAGAAAAATGTAGTGGTGAAACAGTCGCGCCGGAGATTGTCGGTGCTGGTTGACGGAGTTCCGGCGGCTTATGTCACCAACGTCGAAATCGTCCGCCCAACAAAGGAGCGCGTATCACCGGACGGCTGGCGGATTGTTGAGCCGGACGGCGACCCTGTGGTGCGCATCGAGGTGCCGCTACGGTTCGTAACGCTGGAACCGAACAATGGCTAAAACCCCCACCTCCGGCTTGCTGCGCGGCCGCGTCCATTTCCAGCAGAGGCAGGTCGAGCCCGATCCTTGGGGCGGCCCGCCGCGCGAGGGGGAATTCGCCACGGTCTTTACCTGCGCGGCCGAGTTTATTGCACTCAGGGGCAGCGAGACCGTTATCGCCAACCGCTTGCAAGGCATCCAGCCCTACATCGTGCGGGTCCGACAATCGGCCGCCAGCCGGCAGGTCGATGAGACTTGGCGCATTGTGGATGCGCGAGCGCCGCAGCCTACCCAGCCGCCGGACCCGCCTGCCAATGGCGCACGCGTGTTCGCCATCAAGGCGCCCCCCACTGATCCTGACCAAAAGCGGGCATGGCTGGACTTCCTGGTAGAGCAGGGGCGGCTGGAGTAATGGCGCGCAAGGTGCAAGGCCTGGACCGTCTCCAGAAAAAGCTCCGGCGCATGCCTGAGCAGGCCAAGACCGACATTCGGAAAGCTCTCAACCAGAGCGCTGATGAAATGGTCGATATGGCCAAATCCTTGGCGCCGCGCGAAGATGGAACGCTGCAAAACAGCATCCAGAAAGAGGATGGACGGCACGAACTGTCCATCAATGTCGTGGCTGGCGGGCCGGAAACAACCACGTCCGTTGATGGTGGTGCATACGAATATGACTACGCGCTGGCGCAGGAGTTCGGCACATCCAAGATGAAGCCCACTCCCTTCTTCTTTCCCGCCTACCGTGCCATTCGGAAGCGCATCAGGGGCCGCGTTTCGCGAGCCACCACCAAAGCCGCCAAGCAAGTCGCCTCGGGAGGCTAAATGGACCCGACCCTTGAGCTAATGATGGCGGCAGTCGCCCGACTGCGCGCCACTCCTGCGATAGTCGCTTATGTCGGGCAGCGCATTTACGACCGAATTCCGGCGAGTAGCACCGGGACTTGGAATACTCAATTCCCGTTTATTTCCAACGGACCAACCATCTCCACGCCGGACGATTACGATTGCGTCCAGGGTGAGGACATCACCATCCAATTTGATGTGTGGTCGAGCGGCTCCGGCGAAGCTTACGACACCATTCAGGCGCGCAAGATTGCCAACTTGGTGAAGCGAGCGCTACACAATGCCGAATTGTCGCTGACCACCAATGCGCTGGTGTCGCTGGAACACGTCCTGACGCGACACGTGCCGGACCCCAACCCTGCACTGCATCATTTCGCGATCCAGTTTCGCGCCACAGTCGAGACGCCCGGCGTCTAACCGATCCCCCAACCCCAACATGCCACACAGCCCGCCATGAGCGGGCTTTTTTGTATTAGGAGCCCGCATGGCACCCGCAACCACTACCAAGGGCGGCAAGGTCCGCATTTTGCTCGGCACGCCCGGAGCCACCCCCGAAGACCCGATCACGTATGGCGCCCCTTGCGGCTTTACCTCCAAGTCCCTGACCCTGACCAAGGGGCTGGAGGAAACCCAGGTTCCGGACTGCCTTGATCCCGATAAGGTGGACTGGATCGGGCGCGATGCCGTTTCGCTCAGCATGTCGGTCTCCGGCGAAGGCGTTCTTGCCTCCGAATCCGTCGAGACCTGGCTTGACGCCTGGGAGAGCATCGATAGCGTTCCCGCCAAGATCGAGATCGAGTTTCCCGCTAAAACCATTGTCTGGACCGGCAATCTGCACGTTGAGACCTTCTCGGCCGAGGCCCCGAACGGTCGGCGCGTGACGTCAAGCGTAAGCCTCCAGTCTGACGGCGAAATGGTCCGGACGGTCGAGTAATGTCCGGATCGGCCAAGACACCGCCGCTTGAATGGGCGGATGGCACCTATGAGTTCGCCCTGCGATGGGGCGAGCTTTCCGAGTTGCAGGATGCCTGCGACGCCGGCCCGTTTGTGATCCTGGCCCGCTTGGCGTCCAACCAGTGGCGCGTCGAGGACATCGCCAGCACCATCCGGCTTGGGTTGATTGGCGGGGGCACCGAGCCCTCCAAGGCTCTGAAGCTGGTCAAGACCTACGTCGAGGGCCGGCCGCCGGCTGAAAATGTTAGCCTCGCGCGCGGCATCCTTGAAACCTCGATCATGGGGGCGCCGCAAGACCAGCCGGGGGAAGCTCCGGCGCCGGAAGCGGAGAGCGATTAGACGATCTGCCGAATGGCAAGTTCCGTATGTCGCGCATCTACGCAGCCGGCGCCGCAATGGGCTGGACCGCGGAGCAGGTCAAATCAACCAGCATGTGGGAATTCTGGTCGGCCTGGCACGGATATGTTCGCGCCAACAGCCCAGCACAGCCTGGTAAGCTAACCGAGGCGCAGAAAGATGAGCTTTGGGCCGACATTGAAGCGCTCGACATGCCGACCGGTGCGGTAAGCACACAGACCTATCTGTGGACCGGGATGGGGTTTGAGGCGCAGGGTAGGGTCAGTTTTCTGCCTGGCTCCTAATCTTCGTCTTCTTCTTCGTATTCGTCCCGGCGCCGACGCCGTGGCTTCCAGCCCCAAGGCGGGCTGGACCGGGTTCGGGCACCGCAGTGCGGGCACCGATAGGCGCCGAGGTCTGCCCCGATGATCAGGATAATCCAGACCACGAGCCAGACGCCGAGCGTCAGCACTGATAGCAGCAAGTGCAACAGGTGATTGGGTGTCTGCTTTTCCGCCAACACCATCCGGTCGTCTTCGGGGCAGTAACGCCGCTGCTTTGCTACTCCCATAATTCCCCTCCCCATAGGTTCCCATGGCTACCGATATCGAACGTTTGATCGTCTCGCTAGAGGCGAGCACGACGAAGTATGAGCGCGCCTTGATGAAGGCCAATGGGGAAACCGAGAAGCGCGTGCGCGATATGCAGCGGCGCTTTGACGGGTTGAGCGCCACGGCCTCCCGCATGGAAAGCCGCATAGTCGGCTCCTTTGGAACGATCGGGCGGGCCTTCGGTGTGATGGGCGTTGCGCTCACCACCACCTCCATCATCTCCATGACTTCGGCCTGGACCGACCTCAATTCCCGCGTCCAGCTTGCGGCAGGCAGCATGGAGCGCGGCACCGCGGTCATGTCCCGGTTGTCCGAGATGGCACGCCGGACTTATTCCAGCCTGGAGCAGACCGCCGAAGGCTACCTCCAGAACCAGCAGGCGCTCTCGGCTCTGGGCTATAGCACCCAGCAGCAACTCGATCTGGTCGAGACCCTGAATAACAGCCTCGTGATTTCGGCTGTTCGTGGTCAGCGGGCCCAGTCGGTTATGGATGCCTGGTCCAAGGCCATGGCGTCCGGCTCGCTTCGCGGGGACAACCTCAACACGATCATCCAGTCTGGCGGGCGTCTATCCAAAGCGCTAGCCGACAGCATGGGCGTCTCGGTCAATGAGCTTCGCCGGATGGGCGAGGAAGGCCGGATCACCACGGATGTGATGTTCGGCGTCACCAGTCAGCTTGAAACCCTGCGGCTCGAAGCCGACTCCATGCCAGCCACCGTCAGCGACGGTTTCGTGCTGCTGCGTGACGCGGTCATGCAGTTCGTCGGGGAAGCGGACAAGGCAGTCGGATCTAGCTCGGCACTGGCCGAGGCGCTGATTTCCATCTCGGATGCCATCAAGGAGGCGCCGGAAAGCCACGACTTCGACCGGTTCTTCAAGTTCTTGGGCGACGGTCTTGCGGAGTTCCTCGAGGAAGGCGCGCGCGAAATCGAGTTTATCTCGAATGTCGTGGATGCGCTTTCCGAGAAAGACCCAGCCGACGTTTTTGTTAAGCTCAACGAGGCAATGGGCGGCAATATCCGCACCGCGGAGGAGTACGAGCTTGCCTTGGCCGACGCCGAACAGGCCCTGGCAAATTTTGCCGTCAACACAAGGGGCCGATTTGGCGAGGCGGATGCTGCTGTCCAAGACCTGTTCGCGCAGATGCTGCGCGGGCGGGGAACGGTAGAACTTGCGACCGCGGCCGTTGAGGAACTGGCAAAGGTCAATCCGGATTTCGCCGCCCTGAAGGATGGCGTGCTCGGCATGATCGAGACGTTCTTTGCGTTTCGAGATGCAGCAGTGGAGGCCAGGACCGCAGCGGCCAATATCACGACCGATATCGGCTATATGCCGACCATGCGGCAAATGAACCGCATCTTTGGGCCGGACCTTTCGGATGACGGCGCGCCCGGCGGACCAATCAAGCCGCCAGTTCGACCAACCGGCGGGCGGGGCGGTCAATCTCCGGCGCAGCGCTATGGCGACAGCATCGAGCAGTTCCAGCGCCGTATTGACATGCTCAAGCAGGAAACGGCGCTCACTGCTGCGCTCAATCCGCTGATAAACGATTACGGCTATGCCAAGGAACGCCTCAAGGCGATCCAGGAACTGGAAAACGCAGCCATCAGGGCCGGCATTAGCCTTGGCGCTGAACAGCGCGCCCAGATCGAGAGCCTGGCCGACGCCTACGCTACCGCCACGGCCGACGCTGCCAGGCTGGCCGAGGCGCAGAACCTCATAAAGCAAAGCGCCGACGAAATGGCCAAGGCCGGGCGCCAGGCACTAGACACGATCATTGACGGCTTCCTGGAGGGCAAGAGCGCCGGCGAGATATTCAACTCGGTACTCAAGGACTTGGCCCGCAACCTGCTCAATATGGGCCTGAACCTGATCGGCGGCGGTATGCAGACCGGCGGGTTCAACCCGCTCGGTTTTCTCGGCAGCCTCATGGGCTTTGCCTCCGGCACACCAAACACCGGCGGCCGGCGTGGCGAGCCTCGCGGCATTGTTCACGGCCAGGAGGCGGTTATTCCGCTGCCCAATGGCGGCCGCGTTCCTGTTGACCTCAGGCTGCCTAGCATCCCCTCGGCGCCCGCCGCGTCTGGCGGCGAAATCACCGTCACCGGCTCTTTCGAAGTGATCAACGGAAATCTGGTGCCAGTGGTGTCGCAGATTTCTGGCCGGGTCGCCGGGCAGCAGATCAAGCAGAACAACAAGCAGCTTCCGGCGCTCATGCGTGATGCCAATCAGAGGATGGGCTGATGGCCGCAAATGCTATGAACTGGCCGGCCGCGCTGTGGCCGCGCCAGGCTCACTTTTCGCCCACCGCGCAATCCCGCACCGGCGGCCTGTCATTGAACGGGTCGGAGCAGGTTACAGTTTCCGACGCCGGTCGTTGGCAGGCCAGGGTCACCGTCGCCATTAGGGGTGAAGAGACCAACTTGGCACTGCGCGCCTTTCTAGCACAGATGGGCGGCAGGGCTGGAACGGTCCTGGTTCCCAAGGTCGATGCCTATCGCCCGGCCGACATCAATGGTCGGGTGCTGTCGCAGGTCTTTGCCGCTGGGTACGATGACGGCACACCGCAGGACGGCAACGGTTTCAACTTCGACCTTTCTGGTTTTGGCCAACAGGAAAACCTGGTGGCGCAGATCGCCGCGAACGCAAGCGCCGGCTCCACCCGTGTTCTGATTTCGACGGACGGCAGCGTTGGTCCGCGACCCGGGCACTATTTCGGTGTTGGTCAGCGCATCTACCTCGCATCACACGTCTGGCAGGAAGAAGAAGGCGATCCCGCAGATGTGCAATTCTGGCCGCGCCTTCGGTCGGCTGCGGATTTAGGCTCACCAGCCATTCTAGACAGGCCGGTGTGCCTGATGCGCTTCGCCACCGATGAAGAGGGCCAAGAAGCCCTCAGTCGGCGCGGTTCGGGCATCGTAACCTTCAACATGGTTGAGGCCATCTGATGGGTTTCTTTCCGCAGACCATTGCCGCCAAGCTAGCCGGCCGGGAAGTCGCTGCGTCCTTGCTGTGTTTCATGGACTTCCGCTTGACACCCCGGCGCTGGTGGATGGGCTTTGGCGATCTCTATGCCGGCGGCCATACCTGGCAGGGCACCGGCGAAATGATCACCATCGACGGGCTGGAGCAGGCCGTCGGCACCACGGCACCGCGCACCACATTCACGCTGTCGGGCATTGACGCCACCATCGTCAACCTGGCGCGCAATGCCAGTGACCGGGTGAAGGATCGGCGCTGCGTCATCTATCTGCAATTCTTCGAGATCGCGCCGACCGATGGCGCGGTGCAGCCCTGGGCGCCGCTCGATGCGCCGTATTCAATCTGGTCCGGCATCATGGATCAGATGACCTACACCGCCGAGGGGCCGTCACAGCGGACGGTGACGCTCACGGCCGAGAGCATCTGGACGGGACGACGAAAGCCGGCCTATGGCCGATACACAGACCGGGATCAGAACGCGCGGTTCCCTGGTGATAGAGGGCTAGAGCAATTGCCGGACCTCGTGAACAAGACCATTCGCTGGCCGGTGTTCTGAATGATCCGAAAAGCAACGTCGTCCGACATTCCGGCCATCGTCGGAATGACCGAGCGCCTGCGCTCATCCGTGCGGTCGCCGCTTGAGGTAGACCCGCTGGTTACTGGCAGGTTTGTCGCCGGCCTGCTGGCGAGCCCGCTGGCTGCGGTTTGGGTTGTGGACGGGGCGGATTGCCCGACTGGCTTCCTTGCCGCCTCTGTCGGCACGGCGTCCATCTCAATGCTGCCAATAGCGGTCGAGCACGGATGGTGGGCGGAGCAGGGCGGCGGGCTTCGACTGCTGAAGCAATATCTGGCCTGGGGAAATGAACAGGGGTGCTTCGCAGTCCGCATGTCCACGCCGCCCCATAATGAGCGCGCCGCGCAAATCCTTGAGCGGTTCGGGTTCGATCTAGCCGAACAGGCCTGGGTGAAGGTTCTCTGATGCATCAACATCGCTGGCCGCCGCGTCCGTGGGAAGCCCCCACGGCCCGGCCTCCTTCTGCCGTCTTCACCGCCATCACGGGCTGGGTGACATCGGCTCTTGTCGGGCTGGGCCTCAGCGCGGCCGCTGCCGGCATTGCGGCCAATCTCGTTATTGGCGCGGCGCTGCTCGGCATCTCGATGCTGTTCGCGCCGCGCCCTCCGGTGATGAAGACGCCGCAGGCGCAATCGGTCATCAATCAATCGATTGGCCCGCGTGTCCGTGGCTACGGCCGGGCGCTTCTAGGCGGCACGCGCGCCTTCTTCGACAGCAAGAGCGGCTATCTCTATCAGATCGTGAAGATGCATTCGGGCGAGATCGACGCTATCGAAAGCATCAGGATCGGTGACAAGACCGTGGCTCTCAATGGAGCTGGTGATGTCACTACGGCGCCTTTCACGTGGGTGCATCGCCCGTCAGGTACTGTAGGTCCTGGGGAAACCCGATACGCGGTGCGCATCGCACAATATCGTGGCACAGCATCACAGGCGGCGGACAGCCTCATATCCGGCGCTTTCACGGGTATCTGGACCTCGGCACATCGACTGCGCGGCATTGCCTATCTGGTGGCGCGTTTCCGCTCCCCGCCCCAGGAAGAATTCCAGAAGATTTTCCCCGAGGGGTACAACACGCCGGTGCGCGGGCTTTGCCGGCTGTCGCGGGTGTTCGACCCTCGAAACAATACAACCGCATGGTCGGACAATTCCGCGCTGTGCATCCTCGACTATCTGACCCACCCGGATGGCTTCCGAAAGACGCTAGACGACATTGACCTCCCGAGCTTTTCGGCATTCGCCAATCTCTGCGACGAGAATGTGCCGCGCGCTGCCGGCGGCACCGAAAAGCGCTATCGACTGTGGGGCGTCTATCAGCTCACCGATGAGCCGGAAGACATCCTGCGCAAGATGCGCGCGACCTGCGATGCCGAGCTCTACCAGAACGCCGAGGGCAAGATCGCCATTCGCGGCGGCCGGTGGGAGGCGCCGACGGTGGTCATTACCGAGCGCGACATTCTCGGCCACAGCCTTGAGCAGGGCAACGACCGGTTCGCCGCCTTCAATGAACTGAAGATCACCTACACGTCGCCGCAGCACGACTATCAGTCCGTTGAGGCAACGTCCTGGGTCGACCTTGCCGATCAGGACGAGCGTGGCGTTCTAGGCTCCGAACTGGACCTCGATTTTGTGCCGTCGCCTGCCCAGGCGCGGCGGCTGGCAAAAATCCACATCTCCAAAGCTAATCCGCGGTGGAAGGGCAAAATCCGGACCAACCTGGTCGGTCTCGATGCGCTGGGCGAGCGCACCATCCAAGTGATCCTGCCCGAGCTCGAAATCAACGAGGCATTCTATGTGGCAGGCTTCTCGATCGATCCCGAGCTGAAGTTCGTGGAAATCGAAATCATGACCATTAGCGAGGCGGCTTACACGTGGAACGCCGCCACCGAAGAAGGGCAGAACCCTGCCATTCCCGAGGACACCTCGCCAGATCTGGACTATCCCGTCCCGCAAAACTTGGTCCTTAGTTCGCCGTCGGCTGGCGTCATCAATGCCGTCGTCACCCCGACCACCCAGGAAGGGCTCGAACTTCAGGTTCAGCTACGACTTGGCGCAGGCTCGCTATGGCAGGACATGCAGACCAATGGCGACAACGCCTCGGCGTTCTTCGATCCGGCGCCCGATGGCTCCTATGAAGCCCGTGCGCGATGGGTCGGGCCACTCGGCGTCGTCGGCGAATGGTCCTTCCCCTACGCCACCATAACTCTGCCCGTACCCACGCCAGACCCATAGGCCTGGCGGAACCCTCTTCACACCACTCCACGGCTCGCTTCGGCGAGCCTTTTTTATGAGGCCCCGCAATGGCTGCAATCGACGTCGTCAACCGCGTGCTGCGTGAATTCCGCCGCTATACAGGGGACGGCCTCCCCGGAGAGCCCGTGAATGCACCGCTGCCGGTTGGCGATCCGCAATCCGGCGTTCACAGCCCGAAGAAGGCGGAGCTGCGTAATGCGCTGAAAGCTGTGCTCGCCGCATACTTCGACAAGCGTGGCGTCGAAACACTGGCTGACCTGCAAACAATTACGCCGGAAGCGGGGACGCAGCCGGTGGGCGTGGTTTATGCCGATCCTGATCCAGCGAATAATGGTGAATACCTATGGAACGGCGCGACCTGGGTGCGGCAACGCGGCTTCCCCGACACCTTCGCCCGCGTGGCGCTGTCGGGCAGCGGCTCGGCCCAGACCGGCGTCGTCGAGGCTGGAGTCAATCCTGCGGACGTGGAGGTGTTCTTTTCGTTCGTGACGACAGAGAACACCGGGCCGCTGACGCTATCCATCAATGGCGGCCCCGCCCGTCAGGTCGTGAACCTCGCCGGAAATTCTCTCTCCGCCGGCGAGTGGACCGGCATGGTGATGTTCGCTCGCGATGGTGAGCGGTATCGGCTGTTGCTGGATGCTGGAGCGGCCTTGAGTGCGGCGCAGAGTGCGAGTGAGGCGGGGTCGAGCAAAGCACATGCCCAAGAGTGGGCACAGTCTGACGACCCGATCAGCGAAGCGGCTGGTGGTGATGGGTCAACGGATCGCTCTGCGAAGTGGTGGGCAGAACAGGCTGCAGCAGCGGCTGTAGGGTTAGAAGGCGGTTTGACGCCCGAAGTCGTTATCGGTTCATCCTATGAGCCCGTCATGGATGACAAGAATACAAAACTCAAGCGGCTTCTGGATGCATCTGGCGTCACTCTGACGATACCGCCAGCATCTTCGGTTGCTTTTGCCGTTGGTACGATCCTCACATTTGAGCAGGCGGGGGCGGGGCAGGTTACCATCGAGGAAGGGCCTGGCGTCAACGTCATCGTGCCCAGTGGGCAGACGAACAAGTCTGCTGGCGAGAATTCGATCTTTCAGGCCGCGAAGATTGATACGGATATGTGGGTCGTTTTCGGGGCTTTGGAAACTAGCCAAGTTGGTTTCCTGCTAGGGTCGACCCAAGTCTTTACGTCTTCCGGCACATGGACAAAGCCTGCCGGTTGCGCAGCAGTTCGCGTTCGTGTGGTTGGCGCTGGGGGTGGTGGCGGCGGCGTCACAGGAGGGGCGTCACAGGCGGCTGCAGCGGGCGGCGGCGGCGGGGGCGGGTATGCAGAGAAATGGATAACGAGCGCACTTGGTGCGACAGAGACGGTCACTATCGGCGCAGCTGGGACAGGCGGCGCAGCCGGCGCAAATAATGGAAATGCTGGTGGCGCAACTTCATTTGGTGCGCACGTTATCGCGAATGGCGGCGGCGGGGGGACCGCGATGACCGCCGGGACATCTGCGACAACCGGCGCCCCAGGCGCAGGCGGGGCAGGATCTGGTGGTGATCTAAACGTCCCCGGCTCTCCGGGGGATCGTGGCATAAGGTCTAGCGACTCCGTGATAGTTGGCGCGCGGGGAGGAGATAGCCAGCTAGGGTATGGAGCGCAAAACCAAGGCAACAACGCTGGCTCTAACGGCACTGGTTATGGTGCAGGTGGCGGCGGCGCCGCAACGATCTCTGACACTAACCGCGCTGGCGGCAACGGCACAGCTGGGGTTGTTATTGTTGAGGAATACTACTGATGCGCCCGGGCGTGACGGCATCAGCCGGAAAGCGTTTCTTCGTCCGCGATTTCAATGTGGGCCTGCTCCCCATTGAACAACTTGTCTGGCAACGCATAGCCAGCCCGGTTTTTCAGAAGAACTCGAATCCCGGGGCATGGGATAGTGAGACGATGTATTACCCGGTGCTTGCGCGGAACCTCGATCGATCATTGTACCAGGACGCGGAAGGCAACTTCCTCATGTACTACACGGGCAACGATCAGGTGGCCACGGATTTTGACGAGGGGGGCCTTGCTCTCGGCTCCGATCTGGATACCTGGGTCCGTTTCGGCTCTGCGCCGGTCCTGCCACTTGGTGGAGCGGGAGACCCGGACGCGGGAGATGCACAGATCACCAGCGTCTATTTTGATGGCTCTGAGTTCATTGTCTATTATCAGGGCAACGCCACCCCACCAGAAGACCTTTCCGGCGATAACGTAACGATCTGCCTCGCAACGTCGACTGATGGCAAGGTCTTCACGAAACAGGGGATGGTGCTTGGGAAGGGCGCGAACGGCGACGGTGACTTCGACGACATGTATCGGCCGAAGCTTGTCCCCGCCGGTCACGACGGGCTGCCAAAACTCTACTACACAGGGCAGCAGACCAGCGCCGGCCCTTTCGGGCTGATGGGCGCCACGTCCACTGGAGGCAGCCTCAAGGGGCCATGGACAAAGCTGGGCACCCAGCACATGCTGGGCAATCCGTATGGCGGCAGTCTCTTTTTTCTCGAAGACGCATGGTATGAGGATGGGCTCTATTATTTCATCTACATCATAGGCGGCTCGACGCCGGGCGGCCTTTGGCTCGCAACGTCTGAAGACGGCGTGAACGTTACGATGCGCCGCCAGCTTCTGCGCCGGAACCCCGGAGAATGGGACGCTTCTCCATCAAGGGGAAGCTACTACGAGCACGAAGGGATGGCCTATCTTTTCTATGATGCCGGCGGTTCGGCTGGCATTGGATATTCCTATGCGACCTTACCTATTTAGGTGAACTCGAAGAACCTGTCAGCGGCGCGTTCTACGTTGGGGTCGCCAAATTCTCTCAGCTTTTCAAGCTGGTCGAGGTAGAGTTCGTTCGCCCCCAAGTCCTCGTTCGTGGCCCCTCTTTTGACGTAACCGAATGGGATTGCAACGTCAGCGGAACGCATAAAGTGCAGAAACGCGCACGCTTTTGATCTCAGATTCTTGCCAACCGAAGGAAGGGCGTCACCATTCAACAGGGCAGCATACTCGGCGCGAGACCGAGGGTGCACATTCCCGATTGGGTAGTCACGCGCTGACCAGATGCTTTCGCCAACTACGGGGCACCCTAGCACTGGGAACTCGGCCGAAATTGTGCCATTCCATATCATGGCACAATCGACCAAATCGGCCAGCTCGTAAGAGTTGAACGCTGTGTGCTCCAGGAACTCTACATTTGGTCCAAGCTCAGCTGGGAGCACATCCCGCAACAAAGCTACGCCATCGCGAACGATTTCGGAGCGCAGTTCATGGGGGTGCGGCTTTACAATTAGAAGGCTCTTGGTCTTATTCACTTCATCGACCAGGAACCGCAGCCATTCGCTGAAGTCAGCGAAAACGTGACCTCGGTCATCAGGTGCAGCGAAGTCGATCAGTACCTTTCCGAATACGGCGAAAACCTTTCCGCCTCGCGCTCGAGTCTGCTCAATTCTGGAGATGATGTACTGGCGCTGGGCCGATGGGTTGGCCTGCGTCTGACTTCTGTCGACCTTGATGTGCGTAATGGCGGCGCTGACGCTCGCCTCAGAAACTGGGTGTTGGGAAAGATAACTTTCGAAACGTTTGGATCCACCGAGGAAAGGGTGTCGCACGTCTGGCTTTGCCGTCACGTCCTCGATTGAGACCGTGGTGGCCAGCTTCGTCTTGAGATTGGAGAAGTAGTTCTCGTAGCTGGCACTCAGAGCGATTAGGTGGATGTTGTGCTTGGCCCCGACAACATCGCACCACCTTCTTATTACGCCCCAAGGAGCGAAGTGCGTGTCTATGGCCGCGATCCGCACAGGCTTCCTGGTTTTGTCGGCTAATTCCACCAATCGTTCGGCTGCGCAGAGCATGTGATCGCTTCGCCTCACCAGGTCATCGAACGCCTTCTTCTGTTTTGGGTCGTCCAAACGAGGCTTTCCGCCACGAGCGACCTTAGTCATGCTCTCCAAGAAGGTCGCATAGTGGTTGATGCCGTCGCAAGCGACTATCTTATTGTCCCAATCGATGCTCCACTGGTTAGAGAGTCTTGTGGTCACAGGCTGATCGCCGAGGCCATACCCGTTGGAGCGCATAATGCCAGAGGCCTCTATACCTGGAAGCTTCGGCATCCGGCCGGCGACAATGGAAAAGACCTGATAGCCGCGCCGACGTAGCACCATGGAAATGGGAACCATTAGTCCGCTTAGGACAGGGCCGCCATGATCAAATATCGCCACATAGCCTGTTGGCCCACCCGGGTCGCTCGTAATATCTCGGGTGATGCTCTCGCGATGAGCGGTAAAGATATCTGCCAGATATCGGCTTTGGCCAAACCTAACTCCAGCGCGATAATCGTCCGGTTTCAGTTTTGCTCCATATTCGAAGGCGGCAACCTCGATATCTGGAGTGGACCCCATTTCGCCGGACAGCTGGCGGTTGG